CAACTACCGATGGCCACACTGAGTCAATAGGCTTAACTGAAGATCGTGAGGTCTTCACGCAGACCCCAGAAGGCTACTACGTTGTAGTTAGCACAGCAGCACGCTCAGGCGTGATCCTCAAAAACATCCTCCCAGCACAAGGTTTCAAAACCGGCTACACCACCCATGCCCCCGGTGTGTATAAAGTTAAGGCAGGATCATGTGTGCTCCTTCGGCCAGCCTTTAGTATTACTACCGTCGCAGAAGTCAAATTTGGTCGGGAGCACATTAAAGCCCTACCTGTGATGCAGTGCATCCCTGCTCTTAATATGTTGCAACAGAGTCACCCCACCACTCGACTTACGCAGACCAACTATGAAGGCTTCCTAGGGTTGATAAAAGCCAACTTCCCCTCCTTGCCATTACCAATTATGTTAGGCACAGCACAGGTTTTTGTCAGTGAGCAGTTCAAGAGGACCCAGAGTTTCCTGAATCCAGGCAACTTGGCGATGGTCCAATCTTCAGCTCCCCTCCCCATGACAACCACCTTTGTCCAGCCATTGGGGTTGGATAGTGCTATAAGAGATCTAGCATATTCTGGTGGGGTAGATTTTGGATCTATTTCGCGCGTCTATGGAGAAGAAGACACCCTCGACCTTAACGTAACCGATAATAAACAATTCGTAGTGGAAAAATCTAGTGGTTACAACTTCCTCATGCCTCGAGATCCAGACGGCCACCAACCCCTAGCAGGAGCGTTCACCACCCTAGCCCTCCCAACAGAGTACGGCAAGCACAAGCCCCGTCAGTATTACACTAGGTTTTGCGCCCTCAAGGGCCACAAAGCTTTTAAGCTCCTAGACAACACCCCCAACAATCTAGCGCGTGGCATGTACAGAATTTATCAAGCTAGGCAACCAGAAAATGGGTCTGATGCCAAGCTTAGGCAGAACCAAGCCAGCCTCCTAGCTTATTTAGATTATCCAAGAATAACTCGCCTGGTTTCCAACTCACCCCAGCTGGCTATGGAGCTGGTTGATGAGGCCAAAGCCAGTATGACACCAATCCAAGAGGTTGTAGCACGGTCGATAGCAGCTGTGCCCTCCCATTTGGTGCAGGGGCACTCCTTTTTGATCCCACTGTTTAAATTTATGCTCCTTCTATTAACGTTCTTGTACTACCCTCTTTCACTGTTGGATGCAGGGTTTGCCAGGTTGAACCAGGTTCTAAGGCCACATGACAAAAAGAAACTTTATCAATCCTGGTTTCAAAAGCTCCTTTACTTAGGGTCAAATTCCTACTCCCAGATAATCCTTGAGACGATTAAAGTGAAGAATAAAATAGAGCTGTCTAAACCAGGGAAGCACATCCGTCTATATGTCACCTATGGTATGGCGTATATGAACGCCTCATTCATCTATGTTTTCCTCAAGAAACTATGCGCCACTGTCTATGATCTGAAAGACTTGAACCTCCCTTTTCCAGTCAGGATTCAGATTCACATGTCACTGGACACCTCCTCTAGTCTGGACCCTTTTTTTGAAGGTCTACAGATACACATCTATTCGGATGACATGGCTTTCATGTTCAGGCGAGGTTTGTTCACTTTCAAGGGCGAC